TGGTTTTACAAAGTAGGTGCCGAAGCACCTAAATTGTAAAAAGGTGCTCGCAGCGAGAACCAGTATATTTATACACCCCTGGTTCATAAAGGTGTTTATGTTATTTTATAAGGAGTCGCTGACACTCCGTTCATAGGTATCAGTCCTTTTGTAAAATTGGATACTGATACAGTTGGGTACAAAGATTTTCTAGCTATGGCTGTTGGGGCTAACGTAGATGTGACTGTCGCTATCATTTTAGGGCAATTATAAACTTGAAAACCTAACCTGCTTTCGTCGCATAATCCGACAAATGGTTGTATATATATCGTAGGATAGACTCCTGAATTATTCGAAGATATGTACCTGATATAAATAACTCCTAAATCATTCTCTGGGTTATAACAATTTTTAGTAGTATCATACCATTTGCCACATCCTCCTACAAAATTCAATCCATTCATATTGGGTATAATAAACTCAAATTCAAAGGCATTTACGTTGTTGGTAGAAGCGTAACCAGCCGATCTTGTATAATCTTGTAATTCTATTTGGGGTCCTGTTGTAAAACCTGTCGTGGGTATTGTAGATAAAGATTCAGACATAACATTCAAAAAGTTGGTATCTCCGCTTGGCACTGACGTAGATGCAGAACTAGACGAATAAGATGTTTGGTAATTTAAATACTCTTCAGGCGGCATATAAGTAATAGCCGCATGTATGGGTCCTACTATCTTAAGTCTGACTTTCAATCCTCCAGACAATCCTAAATACATAGATGTTAGTAACTTAAATGAAGAATCGACGTTCACAGATGTAGTTGTCGTTAGTAGACTAGCCACATTAATGGCTGCATACGTACCCGGTGATGTTGGTCCATCTACTGAAATTGGTGTACAAGGGACCATTCGTCTTAAATAGTCTCGAATAGATTTATTGGGCCTAAATGTCATATTCGTTTCATCAGAATACTCATCCTCAGTAAATAATAATGTTTTCTGTGGGTTATCGGGGGTAGGGCTAAGAAAAGTACCTTGGGGAGTCCAGTATGTAGGTAATGTAGAAGAAGGCATAATGTCATATGCGTCAGTGGCATAGCCACTGAATTCTAAATCATCTCCACCGGATAAATAAACATTAAAATCAATTGAAGTGGGAACATTGGAATTATAAACTAATGGCTGTATAAGGTAACCTAATGCCACACAATGTTGCATAGCATTGGCGGTTGGATCTTTGGAACATGGTAATTGCTTCCTATTAGAAACATACGGAATAGTTATTGTGTGTATTTGTCCTCCTGCAGTGAACTCTAGAGTATCAGTTGG